TTTTTTCATGCGAGCGAGAGGCATTCGTCACCAAGCCAGCGAAGGGTCTTATAGGTCAGCTGCATGAGTGTTTGAATTGATTCCCAATATAATTCAAATAGCATTACTAGTACTGGATCAGAGTATTTTGTCGCCGTTATTCACCTAAATCACCACTCTAAAGCCTTTTGGGCACGAACCTGATGATTGTTGTGAGACAAACTTTTAGATAAACTATAAGGGGCTGTAGCTTTTCACGACTACACCGACTACCAAATTAAAACTTGCGGACCAGATGTATCTCTGTCAACCAAGAATTCGAACACAGGACCGCATCGAACAGAGCCCAATGTCTGAGTTTCCAGCTCAGATAAAAACATTGAGTGTATTGTGCTATCCCAATCGTAAACAGTATTCAAAGCAACCATGGTATCACTAGTTTGTAATTGTGGGGTGAACCTCATTTTCCATTCATCAGAGCGTCGGAACACCGGATCAAATCCAAGTGTCAACTGAAGAATATGGTTCAAAAATTCACTAAGAATTGGTATAAAAGAACACGCAATCATTAGACCAAGGGCTGCACCTCGCAACATGCCTATTGGATTTTCTTTTTCCGGTGGATCACAAAAGCAACCCAGCTTGGCAATTACTTTGCCTGGTTTGGGACCAAAACAAACCCCACCAGCCACCGGGTAAACACGCATAGAGCAAAACTCAAGCTTATACATGTTTGATTTGTATAAACCAATAGATGAAAACCCAAACTCTGACATTCTAGCACGCCAATTAATTTTAGTTTCCAAAGAACTATGATTCAACAAATTGTCATCACCAGCAACCAACATTCTGAGTCGATTTCTGGCTTCACTGACACCAATCCAATGATGGCGACAGTAAATAAAAAGATGAATAAGACCATTTAGTAGAGAATTCCCAAGTGACGTGTATGGGTCACCTGATTTTCTACATCCGCGTCTTTTGTACAACCAGCCATGTGTGGTTGATCCTTTGGTGTTAATGTTCTTTTTCATTAACTGATTGGTGGCACGGGGTGCACCAAAACTACATAATAACCAATGCTCTATCATCAGTAAATATTCACAACATGATGCATCCCAAGCAGACACGTCATCTTCCAACCATTCGTC